GTTGGTCAATCGGAATATTCAATAGGTTCGCATCGATACGTTCTGCAATCCGTTCCTCTGCCATCTCCATAGTAATATACAATACATTACGACCTTGAGATAATGCCGCCGCCGCTTGATGACACATGAACAAAGATTTACCAACACCCGTACCCGCAAGACATATATTCAGTGTCTTGTTAGGGAGACCACCCTTGGTAATTTTATTGAAGAGGTCTAGGTCAAAAGGAACTCTCTCTTCTTGCTCATGATAGAAGGCGTATCGTCTCTCAACATCTTCTAAATAATCATGACCGATGTTTGTATCAAAGGACACACCGAGTGCTTTACTCAGGATGTCAGGGATACCATTCTTTTGTAGTGTCGCATGTTTACCATCGATGATAGAGATACTTTCCATAACGGCATTGAATACCGCGCGGTCTTGACACCACTTCTCGGTGCGTTCAACTAACCAATCAAGGTTCTCGGTCTCAGGTACAAATATGTTTGGAAGCAGTTCAACCGCAGTACGAAACTGTTCATCCGAGAGAGTGTTGTTCTCTTCAAGTTCAATCTTGAATGCCTCCAGTGTGGGAAGTTTGTTGTACTTAGCTACAAACGATGCAACCTCTTTGAACAATCCCTTGTATACACCATCAAAATATTCTGGTGCAACAAAGGGTAAAACCTTTCTGGTGAAAGGTTCGTTGGTCAATAGGTTGCGTAGTATCGTTTGTTCTAAGTTGATATTCATTCTATTCCTTCATCATCATTTGTTGTCGCATACCTTCCGTCATAATAACATTACCCGTGTCATTACCACGGGCAACAAGTGAACCATCAGATACTGCGTTTTCTAATATTGCAGATAATATTGTACCACAATATCGTTGGAAAGTCAAGTCATTTACTGACAATTCTGTATCAGGGGTGGATACAATTTTGAAGTTATAGTTGAGTTTTCCGTCAGGGTCATTCTCATCCGTACCATCAAACTCTATAATGCCATATGATATTACGGTCTCAGGATACTCTTCGAGAAGACGAACATCCCACCCCTTCTCGTCATCAGAGGCGGGAATGATATCGTAATGAATTTTCTCAGAGATTTTGTCTAGGATATTACTCGACTTCTGCATTGACAATCTCCTCCATATCAACCTTTTGTGCAAGACCGATTGAGTATTGTGCCTTGATGAAATCTGCAAAGTCAGTGTTCGCAAAGATTGGTTCCCAGAATTCTTTCTCCAGTGTACCCGCAAGTCTTACCTTCTTGTCTTCTCCATCACGTTGATACCATCCGTTACTTGGTTTCGTAACGTATCCACCAACAAGGGCAACATCAAGTAGACCAGAATATTTCTGGACACCGCCATCCCATGAGACCGAGATAGGTATCTTAGATTTCTCTTTGACATACCTTGACTTCTCTACATTAATAATAAAGTGATATCCTTTAATTTCTGTACCCTGTTTATCTTGTCTACGACCAAGTATCCAGATGTTATCGGAACTGTAATAGATACCTGTACCACCACCAACGATGTCTTTAGGAAAGAGACCAATCTCTTTGTATGTGTGGTTGACGGCAAGCATAGGAATGTTCTTCATAGTCAGATATGGAGTTACCATTCTGAAAAGACCTTTCAATGCTTTTGCACGGGACATATCTGCAACACTCTTCTCATTCTTAGCATCTTCAAGTTCTTTCTTGGATGCTAAGTTGCCGATAGAGTCGATAACGATAATCACGTTGTCAGTTCTCTCAAGTTCTTCTAATTGTCCTATTAGGTCAAACTTGAGTTCCTCTACATTGGCAATGGGAGTGTGTAGCACTCGTGATGTGTCTATGCCAAACTGTTCAAAGTAAGACTGGGGTGACCCAAACTCACTATCATAGAATAACAGTACTGCGTCTTCTTTCTCTCGTAAATATGCACCTGCCATAAGGAGGGCAAACGAGGTCTTGAAGTGCTTACTTGGTCCAGCAAGGACTGTTAATCCCGCCACGACACCACCGTCAATACTTCCAGTCAACGCAACGTTTACCATTGGCACGTCAGTTGACACCATATCTTTTTCTGTGAAGAACTTACTCTCCGCTAGAACTGCTGTAGTTTTTATCTTTGAGTTCTTCTTTAGTTTATTCATAATTGACATTGTTAATTTTCTCCCTGTCATCTAACTCGTATTGATTACGATATTCATTGTTTATTATAATACATTTTTCCAATAAAGTCAAGTCATTATCAAATTTAATAAAGGCGAGTGTATCTTTAGGGAAACATGCCCCACCATATCCTCGCTTATTATCATATCCTGGAACTACAGTATGACTTCTACCTATTCTTTTATCTCTTGCAAGAGTGCTTGACACCAGAGACCAGTTACTTCCAAACTTAGTTACACTATCATGTAGTTGATTAAAGAATGTTACTTTCATAGCAAGGAAAGAGTTAGACGCATACTTTACAAACGAGGCATCAGTTGCACTCATAAAGTAAAAGTCATTTGTCATACACATACTATACTGACGGTAGATATCTGCAACTCTTTCACATAACCATAAGTCACCACCTATGATATGATAGTCTGCCATTACTAGGTCTGCCTTCGCATTCTTCTCAGTCAGAAACTCTGGATTGTAAACGACTCGGTCTTGTTCCATAGATAATACTGAATCCGGAGTGATTGTTGATTTGATAATAACAACACTATTAGTATGGTTTATCAAATCCTCTACTGCATCTCTTACTAATCCATCCTCAACTGTACCATCATCTCTCATAGGAGTTGGTACGCATACGAATGTATAGTCTGGGTCAAACTCAATCAAGTCTTCCATATTCGTATCCAACTTAGGGTCAACATAAAACTTCTCTACTGCAGTAGATGTGAATGCGTAGTCAATTGCTTGACCAACGAACCCATATCCGACTATACCTATTTTTATCATATTATATCCAATCCACGTAATAGTATTCTTTGAACCATCGAACAAAGGCATCGACACCCTGTTCCATATCTACCAGAGGGTCATACCCTAGTTTCTTAAGTTTGGTTATATCACTATGAGTGTCAACGATATCGGCAGGGTGTTTCGGGACAAGGTCAATGATGGGTTTGCGTCCCATATTGTCTCCGATACATTCAATAAAGTCAAGTAGTTTAACTGACTTTCCCCTGCCGATATTATAAATCTCACCTTCTGGAGTTTCGTTGAACAGAATGGTTTTAATACCTGCGATAATATCTGATATGTGTGTGAAGTCTCTTTTCATTTTACCGTTGTTGTATGCCTTGATAGGTATTCCCTTGGCAATATTGTGAGTGAAACTCATGAGTGCCATATCAGGTCTACCCCAATCACCATAGACTGTAAAGAAACGCATTCCAACTGTATCAAGACCAGAGGACTTAAACATCATTTCGTTACATCTCTTTGTATATGCATACGGATTAAGTTGGTCGCCTGTCACGCGGTCTTCTCTGAAAGGAAGGGGAGAACCTGCATAGACAGACGACGACGAGGCATATAAAACTCTAGAGACATTATACATTTTACAACAATCGATTAGGTTCTGTGTTGCGTCAATATTATTCTTTATGTAATCACGTTCCTTACCAAAGGAGTCACGAACTCCTGCGAGTGCTCCAAGGTGGATTACTATGTTTGGTTTGACAATACTAAACGCATCATCAAGTGATGGAAAGTGTGTCATGTCAACTCTCTGAACACCGATATCCATAAAGGCAACTCGGTCTTCTTTCATTGAGGGGTCATACAATATGTCATTGTAGTTGTCCAAACCCATCGTAAGGAAACCATCATTCTGTAGGTCAGCAATCAAATGCGAACCTATGAAACCCGCACCACCTGTAACTAATATTCTCATTATCCGTTCCTGTAAATATATTCTAGTGCTCGGTCTGCTTCTCTCTCAAGTGGACGAGAACCATACCATTGACCTGTTTCGTTATCTAATTCTTGACACATATCAGCAATCTGTTTTGCGGATATAGGATACCCACGTTTGACTGCACTCCCTGCAACCGCAATCATAATCTGATACATTTTGTAATACCAACCTGTTCCTGTAATCGCACGATACTCAAGTACCATACGTTTCGGAAAGAAAGGGCAATCGCGATATGATGTCCAAGATACATCAGTGTTACTTAGGGAGTTTTTACGATGTTCTATTACTGCCTTCTGTAATGCGGGAGGAAGTCTCTCAAGGAAATTCTTACCCTGTGTCTCAACATAAGAATGTTTGTTCATCAACATGTCAGGGTCAACATGAACACCCTCGTTACTGAATATGAAACTCAATGCATCAGGATACTGAGCGGGGACATAGTACATACGCGATACGTCCTTAGTCTGTTCATCACCTAACTCACCGAACTGCTTGTTCATTGCGAACCAGAAGTGTGGTAGGTCTTTCAACTCCACCTTACGAGTGACAGGGAACACCAAACGAAACTTTGGTTGTTCGGGACGGGACGATGCAGTATTGTAACAGAT